GGACGTGCCAGGCGCGCCGTGCAAAGTATGCCAGTGATCGGCGGCACAGTTCTTTTTCGGCGGCAATGATGTCAATCGGTGTCAGTTGCATCGCCGAGCGCCACAATTTCCGCCAGGGCTTCAGGTGACAGGCGGGATACGTCCAGCGCGGCCTTGGGCGACATGCTGCCGTCCTCACTGATCATGTTCACGTCAGCCGTTTCGCGCCAGCGTGCCCGTGTCTTCATCCAGAACGTCATTGACGCCGTATCGCCGCCCTTGGCCTTGTTGAACAGCGCGCCGCCAATTGTGGCGTTGGCCTGAACCAACGCCAAGTCCAACTCGTCGCGGTAATACTTGCGCAAAGTCTTTTTGTCGATGCCTATCACGCGGGCAATCATGTCCTGTGTCGTGCCGACCGTCGCGTGAAGCTGGACAAGTTGGCGCTGCGCGACGGTCGGCGCGTGCTGTTTGCGTCCTTGTGGGTGTTTTGGCATTCCGTCCATACGTTAAATATAGCGCGGGTAATTATTGTTGACAAGGTGCGAACGGCTGGCCCGTCGCCTCAAGGGTGGCGGTCTGGCCGGTGAAGTTTTGCCAGCGTTGGATTATCACGTCGCAATATTTGGGTTGTAACTCCATTGAATAGCACACCCTTCCCGCTTTTTCCGCACCCATCAGTGTTGAACCAGACCCCCCGAATGGCTCAACACACAACCCGCCAATTGCTAGACTTGAACGCATCACTCGTTGCATCATTTCAACCGGTTTGGGTGTTGCGTGGCCGTGCCGTTCTTCTCCGGTCACGCGCCCAAACCCCCACACGTCCGTCATGTTGTCATGGGCGTTGTCAAAGTATGCACGTGTTGCATAAAATTCGCGCTTGAGTTCGTCGTAGTCGCGCTTGAGTTCGTCGTAGTCGCGCTTGAGTTCGTCGTAGTCGCGCTTGAAAGCTTTGCCTTTTGCAAACGCCTGCAATTTTTCGTAAGCCTCTTTTGTAGGGAGTAACCACTGGCTTTTTGTAAAGTAGTGACCGCCCATTTGATTACTTAAAGCATCTTTCCATTTCTTTTGTCCGCCACATTTGTTCATTTCCGTTTCAAGATACAACCGGATCGGCTCCCATCCTTCCCAGTAATTATCCGCATTATTATTGAAGCCCTGTTCGCCCACAAAGAAAAAAAGGCAGGCTTCATATCCGTGAGGGTAACTTCTCATTTTATCACTGCCAATGGGTGAACCGGATGGGCTGGCACTTGGGGGCTTGTCCCATATTATCTGAGACCTCATGGTCATAGGTTCAGAATTACTCAATCCGCCATTATACCAAAGCCGCCACAAGTCAGGTGCATTACCCCATATATACGCGCTGGCGTTATCCTCAAGAACACACCTGAACGTCGTCCACCATTCCATCTGGAATGCGTCTAGATTGTCTTGATACAAATTGTCGTTTGCGACCCCTTCGCCTTCTTTACCCATTCCGTAAGGTGGATCAGCGTGGAGTAATGCAGCCCGTTGACCAGCCATCAGCCGCTCCACCGCGTCAATGCTGGTCGAGTCTCCGCACATCAAGCGATGCCGCCCCAGCAACCACACGTCGCCCAGGACCGTCACGGGCACGGCAGGCGCGTCAGGCACCGCGTCGGGGTCGGTCAGGCCCTCAGTCGCGTCCAGTGTCAGCGCGGCGATCTCGCCCAAGTCAAACCCGGTCAGCGTCAGGTCAAAGCCCGCAGCGCCCAGATCCTGCAACTCGATTTTGAGCAGGTCGTTGTCCCAGCCTGCGTCCAATGCCATCCGATTGTCTGCCAGCACATAGGCGCGCCGCTGCGCCTCGGTTAGGTGCGCTGCGTCGATTGTAGGCAGTGTATCAAGCCCCAGCTTCTGGGCCGCCATGACGCGGCCGTGGCCCGCAACAATGCCGCTCTGCCCGTCCGTAATGATCGGGTTGAGGAACCCAAATTCACGGATCGAGGCGGCGATTTTGTCCACCTGCTGCGGCGAATGTGTGCGGGCATTGCGCGCGTAGGGTATTAGCGATGCGGTCGGAACCGTCTTATATTGGGGAAATTTCGGTGCAGGCATCATAGATTGGTCCCCTTTTTGCGCGTCGTTGGCACGCCCTTGGCCGCGAATGCCAACATGCAGTCAGTAACACGCTTGTCGGGGTCGATGCCAGCCAGACTGAGCACTTCCCGGCCATTCCGTGAGTTTGCCCACAATGCCAGGGTGTTCAGCGCCCGACCTTTGTGTTTTTTTGGCTCTCTTGCGGTATGGTAAATTGCGTCATTGAGTGATATTAATACCACCGCAGACCACATGGCCCTTATGCGTGTCGCTTGCTCGTCAGTATCGGTCATCTCAGAAGGGCCTGCACACGCTCCATGTCCGGCTCAGGCTCCAACAGCAGCCGGACGGCCTCGGACAGGTCGTCCCGCTCTGCTTCAAGCGCGGCATGGTCCTCGTCCTGCCAGCGGCGCAGATCGTCCAGTTCATCCCACACCCAATCCAGAGACGGCCAGCGTTCCCGATGATGTGACGTGTCGTCCGTATTCAGGCGGGCCACTGCGGCCAGGCTGTCAAATCCGTTGCGGGGCATTTTCATGGTGTTCCTCCGGTTGCGTTTGGATGATATTGCCGCCTATTGCCGCCATATGCAAGCGGTTTGTGCTGGACAGATACAAAAAACCATCTGTCCACCCCTTAAACCTTTGGTTTTATTAAACAATCCTGAATCGTGGACAGATCGGACAGCAATCTACCTTTGAGCCTATGGTGAGTGAGAAAGCACCCATAGTAATTATAATAATTATAAAACCTCACATTTTATTACATACACTAAACACCTCTAACTATCTGTCCAATCTGTCCAGTAGCATAAAAAACTAAACAAATCAGACGCTTAAAGGTGGACAGGTTATGTGTCCAACGGACCAGACTCGCTGTCCATCAGGTACAAAAAAGCCCCGCCACAATTTAATGGGGCGGGGCGTTAATTTAACGGTAATTTACAGACCTGGCATTTTAATCACTGCTGACCGGACCGGGCCGCCGTCACCCAATCGTTGCGCTGCATCATAGAGCGCAATGACATCTGCGGGGCCTTGGCCTGTCAGGTCTGCGGTATGATACAGACGGGTCTTTGTCGGTGCCTTGGGGAAGCGGTTTGCTTCGGATGGTGACGTGTTGCACCGTATCGTGTGCCTGTAGCCTATCTGTTCAAGCTGACGTGCCAGATACGGGCCGCCCGGAACTTTGAGGTCTTCAGACTCAAGCAGATCACGCACCGCGTTGATTGAAACCCATCCGCCCCTGAAGCCTGCAGCGCCTTCTGTCACAGCCGACCTGATCAGCCCCACAGCAGCCCCGTCACCCGCATGCATCGCCTCAGCCGTGCTGGACGTGACAGGCGCACGGGACGGTGCCACATCAAGCGCCAGGTGGCCCAAATAGCCCCGCACCGCCTCGGACCCGCCTGCGCCCCACCAGTCGTAGTAGGATCCCCACCAGTCGCCTGTGCTGCCCGTCCACCATCCGGGATAGAACGCCCGCGCGGCTTCTTCCTCGGTTTGCAGGGCTGAGATGAAATGCGCGTAGCGGCGTTCGCCCGGCGTGGCCAGCATGCAGTGCAGATGGTTGGTGGTGAAGATCCAGTTGGTGAAGTTTTGCGCGTCGTAAGAGCCTTTACCTTTGCCGTGAATATGCGCGTCATCGTCTGTGATCCATGGCTTGATTTTTTCGGCCAGCACCGACAATTCGCGCTTGCTATGGTCGCCTATCTCGTTGACGACGATCAGCGTCTTGCGGTCCATATAGCCATTGAAGTCTGTGGCAATCACGTCAGGCGACGGATGCGCCACATTCTTGCGCCCGTGACAATACGCGACGGCTTGGGAAATCGTGCCCTTGCCGCACCCCGGCGTGCCCTGCATGACCGGAGACCACCGCAACATGACGCCGGGCCGCTGCACCAGATGCGCCAGAATTTGCAACAGCGTGGCTTGGTCTGATGCGTCCGGGAAGTTTGACCGGATAACGTGCATAAACGGCTCAACCGCTTCAGGCCCCACAGGCGCTGCGGGCGCGGTATGCCCCGGCTCGTAGACGTTGCGGATCTTGCGCCCCTTGTCGTCATAAAGATCAACACCTTCCAGCGGATTATATCCCGTTGCGTGGTAACTGAGCGTGTCTGGATGCTCCCACCAATAATCCGCTGCCAGCTTAGCCCGCGCATTGCCTGTGGCCTTATCCTCGATCATGATCGGCGGGAGCTGCGCCATTGCGTCCCGGAATTGCGTGCGGGTCTGAGGCTGCATCCCGCCCCTCGCATCCACCGCCACCGCCTGCCCGTCCTCGTTTCGGACAATGAAATAATAGTTCAACTCGGCATATTCCGGCGTCTGCAACGCAACGGCACCCTTGGCCGCCAGAAAAGCCGTG